TGCTGCCAGAAGCGGGTGGCAGCGTCCCGTTATGCGCTCCAAGGCAGGGGTGGGGTCACCACCGGCGGGTTGATCTGGTTGTTGATCTGAGCCTGCACAGCAGCTTCTGTAGCGTCTTTGTCTACGCCGTTGGCCCAGACCCAGCCCAGCACTTGCTCTTGCGTGAGGTCGGCGTAGGGCGTGAAGGTAGTGCCGGTGGGGGTGGGCACAGAGCAGGTTGAGTAGACGCTGCTGGTGTAGGTGCCGTCATTGCCAGAGCAGGTCCAATGCACGGTAAAAACGACATCGGTTTCGCTGCCCACGGTGGGGTAGCAGTTCATAGCGGTGACGGTCCAAGTGATATTTGTCATGGTATTTTCCTTTGAGGTTAGATGCCTGCGGCTGCAAGGCGTTTACGGAGGTCTTGAATTTCTGCCCACATCACAGGGATAAGGGCGCTTGCATCCATTTGCTGATACACGGGGTTGCCGTCTGCGTCCACGGCGTCTTTCTCGCCAGTGTGTGCGTAGGCAGGCACTTCGTGAGCAATGAACATTGGGCGCTCTTGCGTTGCGCCTTTCATCTTGCCCGTGTAAACAGGCACAGAATCAATCAATGCACCACTGTCAGCTACAGGGCCGAGGATGTCTTTGGCGCGGTAGTCAGAGGTGGTGTTGTAGACGGTCAAGCCACCAGTGCGGTTGTAAGTAATTGAGCCCCGAGTTGTAAAAGCAGCCTCTGTGCCAAACGTAATAAAAACATTATCACCAGATGTTGCGGCATTCTGTAGACCCAGCGTCTGGTAGTTAAAAGTTTGGTTAATTATTGATGCGCCATTCGCACTTGCGCCTGTTTGTTCAACAGTTAATTTAGCCCCGACTGTTGTAGTCCCCACCAACAAATTACCCGAAGCATCCAGCGTCATTGCTTGGGTGAAGGAGATGGCGTTACCTGCTGTGCCGGAGGGGGCGTTGTACCAGCGGTGAACTCCCGTGTTTTGCTCATAACGCGTAGCGAACGAACTTGCAGCGTATATCCACCCACTGTTGTAATACGCATTTTGTGTAACATCGATTTCTGAAGCCGCAGCACCCCACAATGCGTTGCCTACATTGTTTACTTCAATTGCTTTTCCAAGATTCCAAGCACTAGGAGTAGCCCCTAAGCCTAGGTTGCCTGCGGTAGAAAGAACTATTCGCTGTGCTGCGGCGTTGGTGTCGTAGATGGCAAAATTGCTGCTGCTATCTATACCAAGCTGATAAGTAATGCCTGTTTGGGAGCTTGCTGCTACGGTTATTCCATAACCTGCCGCCCCGGTGTTGACGTGGAGTTTTGTAGCCGGCGTACTCGTCCCAATACCTACGTTACCCGCAGACGTTGGACCATCTATCGCCAATAAAATGTTTCTGTAAACAACGCCAGTGGAATCAAACGAATAAATTTGCAAATCACCAGCACTTGTTGTACCTAATCGAGATGATTTAGTAGAGTTGTAATTAATTCTTACAGATTCTGCGCTTGCTGATTCAACATGAAGTTTTGCCCCCGGCGAACTCGTCCCAATACCCAGCCCTGTGCTGGTGAGGCGCATTTGTTCGGTAAGCTGAATATCCGTTGAAACATTCCGAAGTGAAAATGCAAGCGATCCTGTGGTGTTGTTTGCACCGTCAGTCAGCAACCCTTTGATTGCAGAGAAGGGTTTTGCACCAGCACCGCCAGCACCAATCAATAACGCCCCGCCATCTCCCCCTGCTACTGTGGGCGTGTTCAACAAAAGTGAGCCGCCTTTATTACCCGAATCAGTCAGCGCGGCGGTTGTCTGACCAGAGCCATAAATTTGGGTTTGGTAAACAGGCGAACTCGTCCCAATACCTAGGTTGCCTGCGGAGGTTATGGTGGCAGCTTGCGTATTATTTGTTTTAAAGTCAATTCCACCATCAGAATCTATTACAAATCCCGTGCCAAGCGTAGATAGTATGACCCGCAAATCACCGCCAGAACCGTAAAAATATACATTTGCTTCTGCGCTTCTAGTTCCGACTGCAATATCGCCACGAACGTCCAGTTTAAACCCCGGCGAACTCGTCCCAATACCCAGCCCTGTGCTGGTGAGGCGCATGGCTTCGGAGCCCGCAGATGTCAACCATGTAAACAAACCTGCTGAAACGCTCGGCAGTATGAAATTCATCTCTGGAGTTGACCCGCCATACCCCCCACTAATTTGCCCATATTCAGTTGAAGCAGCGAAGAAACCAATCTGCGCTTTTGTGTTTCCCCCGGTGCCGGTGTTTGACAGCTTCAACAACTGTAATGTTGCTCCGTTAGAGGCACCTGCTACATCTAGCTTCACACCGGGGGAAGTCGTCCCAATACCCAGCCCTGTGCTGGTGAGGCGCATTTGTTCTGTCGTATCAACACCAAACAGCATTGCCCCACCGTTGTCGCCAACAATCCATTCGCCCTGATCGCCCCAATCAAGTCGGTTTGCGTTATTCAATCGAACACGAGGCGCAGCAAAAACACTAGTCCCATCAAACGTCAGCGCAGACCCCGTCGTCAGCACCTTGGAGCCGTCAAGGTAAGCCACGCCGTTGGCTGTGCCGCCTGAGAGGGTTACCGTGCTGGAGGTGGTCAGGGTTGTAAAAGCCCCCGTCGTAGGCGTTGTAGCCCCCACAGTGCCGTTAATGTTGATGGAGGCTGTGCCGGTCAGGTTTGTCACTGTGCCTGAAGAGGGTGTGCCTAGAGCGCCGCCGTTGACTACAAACGCCCCGGCAGTGCCTGTATTGACCCCTAGAGCCGTGACTACACCTGTGCCAGTGGTTGTGGTGCTTGGAGCCGCACCAGCCCCGCCGCCGATGACCAAGGCGCTTGCTGCAAGTGCAGCGGATGATGCCAATGTGCCCGTAGCGGTGTAGGCTAGGACACCACCGGATGTGCCTGATGACAAGCCTGTGCCGCCGTTGGCTACGGGGAGAATACCCGTAGTGGAGGTCACGGATGCCGTTACGAAATCAGCGCCGTCCCAGACTACAAAGGCTGCTGTGCCAGCAACAATGGTTACACCTGTGGTGGGGCCAACCCCGACAATTTTGATGCTCTGGGAACTGCTGGTTTTGTTGATGACAATGTAGGATTTACTCTGCGCCGGGACGGTGATGGTGCGGGTAACTGTACCGCCTGCTGTCCACAGGATAATTGCCTGTCGAGCTTGGTTTGCTGCCAGTGTGGTCGTTGTTAGCGTTACATCAGAGTCTGACGAAAGGGTGGTTGTCCCGGCAACGGCTGTATCCAGCAGAGCGGTTATAGATACATTGACTGTATCGCCCCATGTGCCAGATAGTTCCCCGGTGACCGGGAGCGCCAAACCAAGAAGTGATGTTGCTGCTGTTGCCATTAAATTCTCCTACGTTGCAATATTTTGCCAAGTGGGTGTCTGCGGATTCGCTATTACACCCCATGCGGGTGTTTGTGCATCTGCCACCAAGCCCCATGCAGGGGTTTGCGAAGCTTCTATCACCCCCCATGCAGGAGCTTGTGCATCTGCTACCAAGCCCCATGCGGGGGTTTGCGAATCATCAATCACACTCCAAAAAGCAATTCCAAAACTTTCTACTGCGCCTGTTGCCACCACACCTGTTAAAGCAAGTGAGTGGCTAGGTGCTACTGACCCCACCGCCCCGGATACCGCTACCCCTGTTAGGGCTGGGGAGTGTGCTACTCCCAGTGTTCCTACCGCACCCGCAGACGCTACACCTGTCAGGGCTACCGAGAAGCTGGGAGCCACCGTCCCAACAAACCCACTGGCAAATGTCCCTGTCTCTACTAAAATATATGACGGTACTACCGTCCCTACCGCGCCTGCTGCCGCTACACCAGACAGGGCTACCGAAGTGCCTACTGCAACTGTCCCAACGGCCCCTGTTGCTGCGTTTCCGGTCAGGGGCATTGTTATGCCTATACCAACTGACCCTACCGCTCCTACCGCCGCTACGCCCGTTATGGCACTGGCGGTGCTTGCCACAACTGTTCCAACTGCCCCAGATGTCACCACACCTGTTAGAGCTACCTCAACACTTACCGCAACTGCCCCAACGGCTCCCGTTGCCGCATTGCCCGTGATAGCTAGTTGGCCGCCACCCCAGACACTGCTACCCCATGTGCCGTCACCCCAGCCAAGTGACATGACATCAGGTTGTTGACAACCGCAGAAGCGCTGTGGTCGTTGAGCTAGTCGGCATGGTCAGCGTAAAAACACCCGCCGTAATCGTCTGGCTGCTGAAGGTGTGGACACTGACCGCTGTGTCGCCCTGCGTATCGTTGTAGACCAGCACTGCATCAAAGGCAGCGAAAGTTACGGGTGTTGCACTTGCCCCATAGACAATGCTTGCCGAAGGTGTCCAGTACCCCACACCCGCAGTGGGTGAAGCATTGGTTGCTACCGGCACATTGGCATTGGTGATAACTTCCCCACCCGCTGTGTAGTTGGCTGAAGAGACTTCATTGGATGCGCTGTACGCCGTTGTTGAGGCGTTGATTGTGGCTCCGACAAGGTACAGAGCAGCTTTAAACGTGTCTTTGGTAGGAGCGGTCAAGCTAGTCCTGCTGGTCAGCGTGATGGTTCCGAATTGGTGACCGCCATTGAGCAACTGGCCCAAGAAGGAGGTACACATGCTCTGGGTGTTCGCCATAATTTATCCTAGTAAAGCTGCTTCAAGACCTGCAAACATGGACTTTTTCAGAGCTACATGTGCAGAACGGTGTACCAATTCGCCATCCAACCAGTACTCAACCCATGTCGTGGTTTCGTTGTCGTTGTCTACGGTTCCTTCCCGCTTGTCCAGCAGGGCTTCGTCCATCAGACCTTTGGTCGTTGTGATCATGGTAGCCTTATCAGTGCAGTGGTGGCGGAGTTAGCTGGCATGACAACTGTAAAGGGAGATGTTGTGGTTTTATCCGCGCCAAAGTCCAATACTGCCACCGATTTGTTACTCTTGGATGCATTGTAAATCAGTGCCCCCCGTGCTGTAAACGCGCCGGTAGTCCAGACAACATTGCTAAAATTTACAAAAGCAGTGGTGTCAGTGACACTGACCGAGATGCCGGTCATCACCTGACCCGCAGCGGTATAGCCTGTACCTGTAATCTCCCCCGTTGCTGTATAAACGGTGGTAGCTGCCCCTATATCGGCGTTGGCTGTGTACAGCGCCATATAAAAGGTGTCTGTGTCGAAATCGTGTACCGCCTTTAGCAGTTGCTGCTTGAAGGATGTGGTCAGGGTTTGGGCGATGCTCATGTTACTGGCACCCTAGCCTGCCCACTGCGGTACGCGTCTTGACGCTCAAGCCCGTCACCCAGACGTTTGAGTTGCCCCATTGCTTCTTTGTACTTGCCGTCATACAGGGCGATCATGTCCGTCTCACCCTTCATGTAGGTGTAAGCTTCAACCAGTGTCCCGTACAAAAGGGCAGGGTCGTAGTTGTCACTGAGCCACGTAGTCGACGCGGTAACGATGGACTCAGGATAGTAATAGTAGTGAAGCTCCATGCTGTAGGCAGCGTCTGGAGTAGGGCCGATGATGAACGTGAGTTCTGTCGTAATCACACTGGAAGCTACGGCGGGGCCAAACAGGGCGTAGTACTTGGGCGACCCCGTGGATGTTGGCTTGGGGTACGCTTCTCGGATGAAGTTTACGTCCTTGTTCAACAGGTATGAGTACGCCCCCGTAGCCGGGTCTATTGCCGCCAAAGAGTAGGAAGACAGAAAGTCATCCGGGCAGGCCAGATACTTGTTACTCGCCGTTGTGATGCCCGTCACATTCTTACGCAGTGCTGGAATCTGTACGGTGTTGTAAATGCGTTTCTCTGCCTGCGTGATGAACAGGTTCATGTCCACCGTAGGAAAGGTGTTCTCCGTGTAGGAGGAGACCGCAGAAACCAACGCCGCGTAGTTCATGCCATCGGGCCTCGTGCGGTGGTGCCTTTAGTGGCTGCGCCATTGCCGCGAGTCACAATACCCGATGTCTTTACACCGGGTTGCTCTTGGTTGGTGATGCGCCCAATCGAAGCACGAGCATTGTTCAACATGCTCATGTCTTTGCCCTTGCCGGGGTTCGCTTCCACAGTCACGGCTTTGCCAGACATGGTGTGGGGTTTGGCGTAGGCTGCTGCCTGTTTGTTGTTGATCATCTTAGCCTCCGCGACCAGACTTCTGGTTCATCACTTTAGCCATGCCACGACCGTACTTCATCATGTCCATGTCCGTTTTGCCGCCTTTGGCAAACTTGGTTGGGGTTTTGCCGGGATGTAGCCGCTTCTCGTGCTTGTGCACGGCCCCGGCCACCATCTTTTTGTCCTGCTTCATGTCTGCCTTGTCCATATCAACTCCTAGGTTACTGTAACTGAGCCAAGTTCTAATTCTGCCACCAAATAGTTGGGTGTCAGTCCGTCATCGTTGGCCCTAGACCCGCCTACCGGGTTCCAGTTCCACTGAAATATCCTGCTGCCTTCACCCGGATTCCCGTCTGCCAGCAAGCCAGAAACCACATAGCTCAAGTCCCGGCGTGGATCACGCAAACCCTGTGGGTCGTCTACCGGGTACATCCCCAACTGCAACTGCGGCTGATCTGGTGTCCAGCAGGTTGGGCACACCAGCAAGTTGTACGTTTTGGTCTTGACAACTTCCTTCTTCAGTTCCTTCAGCTTGTAGCGAAACCCACAGCGGTCACATTCCGCTATCGCATTCTTACCTGATGCAAACCTATTGCCCATGATTACATAAACTGCTGTCTTGGTACAAAGCGCACCGCTGCTTTTTCCCGGTCTTCATCCTGCGCCAACTGCCACGCTTCGTCGTATTGTGCCTTCAAAACCTGTAGCCGTTCCATGCCATTGGGCAGCTTGAGCGCCAAGTAGTAGGCCAACCCGGCTGCTACGCAGGGTATAAAGCGAAACGGAACATCCATCGTGTCCGAGCCGTCCCCGGCATTCTGGTTCCTGCGCAGCCGCCAGTACACGAAGGTGTAGGTCTGGGAGCCATCAGGAGTGGGCCAGACGGTGATTGCAGGGGGGTTTGATACATACACCGCTGTGGTGGTCGTATGCGTTGCTGCGGTGGTGTTTGCCTGCCCTCTGGCGCACGCCGTCAGTACATTGCCCACGATGTAGCCGTAGTAGATGATCTCGTTGTCCACCTTGATGTACCCGGCAGCAGCAAGCCCCACGACAGAACTCAGGGTGATGGTGGTGGCGGTGGCCGTCACGGCCCCGTTGAGGGTCAGCGTTGTGGCTGAAGTCTGGCCTGAGTTGCGCTGCACCATGACCTGAATAGGTCTGGCTTGGGTCAGTTTGTTGGGCAGCGTGGCGTAGGTGCTGACACTGATGCGGGTGATGGTCAGGTCGGCTTGGTTGGAGGTCGAGTTGGCGCTTGTGCGGATGACATGCTCAAGCAAGTCCACGGTATCCACCGGCAGCGCGTAGGTGTTCAGCCCCTGCGTCAAGGTGAACGACCCTTGTTCAATCGTCCACATGTTGATGCCACGGTTGGCCCAGTCAGCAAACATGATGTTGAGAGACCGCCGCGCTGTACGCATGTCATACCCGGAGCGAAGCTCAGAACCCGCACGTTCAAATGCGTCTTCTATGACTTCACTCAAGTCCATGTCAAAGTTAGCAACGCCTGAAGTTGTCATTATCTGAATCCTGCGGTTTTCTTGGCAATTGCTTTAGGTTGCGCTACGAACTGTTTCCCACTGGCTTTGCCTGCCCTCTTGGCTCTGGTTGTCGCAGCGTATTCGGCAGGGCTCAGGCTTTTGATAGCCGCTTCAGGCAAATACCGTTCCCCCGTCTTGGAAGACGGTTTACCAGACTTGGTGCGCCATTTTTGGTCGCCCCAGTCCTTGAGGGATTGCTGTGGAGCTTTCAATCTCGGTAGCCTCCGCCTGCTTTTTTATAACGCTGCGCTACCATCTGTGCTTTTCTCGCGCTCCAAAGTCCTGCTCCAGTGCCTGCGGTGGCTTCTGCCTTTACGGCGTTGAAGATGCGTTTACGCAGACCCGGTTTGGTGTAATTGCCCGCCTCATTGACCTTCGACTTCACCTCCCCACCCTCGGCATACTGCGTGAAGTCCGTGTCGTCACGGCGCTTCTTGCGCTTGCCGGTGGGCATCTTGCTGGGGTCAATGGCCCCCATGCCACGGGAGGCTCTCATTTAGCACATCCGTCCACGGGTTTTACCGCGCTGGGCAATCCCGTCTGCACGAGACGAAACGGAACCACCTTTGGCGTATTTTTTACTGTCTTGGGCGTCTTCTAAAGAGTCGAGTCCAATGGCAACACGCCCCAGTTTTTTGGCTTCAGCATACCCTCGGCCTTCCCGCGTCTCTTTTGTAACCCGAGGATTGTCTTTGTCCACAAGCCCCGAGTTGTACAACGCTTGATCGGCAGCTTTGCCAACGGCTGTACCGCCCAAAATTGCAACACGTGCGGGGTATGACAAGACTTTTTCAGTCGTTGTCATCTTGCGTTTTTTCTCTGTTTCATCGCCCATAGTGTTCTCCTTAGCAGGCCATGCCGCCGTTTTTCATTTTGATCTGCTTGGCTTTGGTCTTGCCTTTGGAAGCAACCCCGTCAGCCGCACGGACAAAGCCACCAGTTGCCATCTTTTTCACGGGCATTTCAGGTTTGGCTCCAGCTTTTTTCTTAGCAATCATTGCCATGAAGCCGGAGTTCATTTTCGTAGCCATAGTATCACCACCTTTTGAAAATTTGCGACCTTTGTCGGCCTCGTTAAAGTCTTTGCCCACGGACTGTGGGACTCCTACTTTCTTAGCGAACGATGGCGAATTGGCAATCGCAGCCATGAAATTGTGTTGTTTCTTACTGCTGGATGGCATTACGCTCTTCCAGTCCACCGCTTAACGGTGTCCGTTTCCCAGATTCGGATTCCCGTCCAGATGATCGTGAACAAGGCTGCAATAGAAGGTAGCATGTCCGCCAATGTTCCAATTACGGTTACGATAGAAAGCGCGTCAATGATGTGCTTTGTGGATTCTGTCAATTCTTGTTTCATGTCAGCACTTCCATCTAGCAAGAGCAGCAGCCTTGCGCGTAGGCTTGCCTTTCTCGTCTTTCATCGGTCCCGGCATACCTGACATCCGGGCGCAGAACGAATCCTTGCGTGGGCCACCTTGGGGCTGTGGAGCCTTCAGGTTGCTGCCAGTTGCTGCGTTGTACTTGGCTCTGCCCTTGGCAGTCAGACCAGCCCCCTTGGAGATTGGGAGCTTCTCGCCCCGACCCACAGAGAGAACCGGGCCTTGCTTCTTAGCCATAGAACACCGTCAAGTGTGTGTTGGCGGGTATTGAAACGTAGACGCCCGTATAAAACCTAATCCCTTCACCCGGAATCGCCAGCGAATCAAGCGCTTGGTTTGTTGATACGTTTAATGTTAAACGAATCGTACCGCTGGCTGCACTTGCGTTGTCGTAAAACTCAACTTCCCCCGCCGTACCACCGGGGGATATAGAGAATCCTTTTACACGGGTGGGCCCAGCAAAAATAACTCCGCTTGCATTAAGGTGCGTGGCTTGTACGTCTGTCTGCATCATAATCAATCTCCAGTTGTAGGGTTGCCCCCGAAGATTAAGCTGTGCGCGAAAATGCGTAGGCTGTGGCGCTGGAGAACATGATGGTGAACCGGGCCAAGCCAGTGACACCCGAAGCAACAGTCAACAGGCCAAAGGCCACACCCGCACCTGCATCTGCCGCGCCTGCCGACAAGATGCCGTTGGTTGCTACAACCATAGTTACAGTTGATGCGCCACCAGTGTTGTCAATGTACAAGTCAAAAACCGTACCTTTAGCTGCGCCTAGTGCTGCGCCAAGCAACGTACCAGTAGGCAATGTGATGGCGGTTGCAGAAGCAGAGGTGGAGGTGATGTAGCCAGTTGCTACCTGTGCTGCTGTGGCAGTAGCAGTGGCGTTGATTGCAGCGGTCGTAGCGTGCGTGATGCTGCCTGCGCCCGCAATGTTGCCCGTGACGTTGCCCGTCAAGTTACCAATGAAGCCGTTGGTAGACGTAACCGGGCCAGAAAACGTGGTGGATGCCATGATTTTTCCTTACATACAAGTTAGGTGCATTAGTCTGTATGTCGTCAGCCGGGGCTGTCTAATGCACCGGAAGGCCCGGAGTGGTTGCAATATATCAGGAATCGGCGGTGGGGGCAAGGAGCCTGTTTGACTTTTTTAAATTTTCTTCTTGAGTAATCACACGTAGGTTCCACGGCACGTGCAGCCCACAGACCTCCTCTGAACGCAGGGGGACGATGTGGTCTACAACGTACTGTTCGCCCGTGGTCTGGGTCATAGTGATGGCCATCTTGTAAATCTCACGCATGGTAGCTTTTTGAGCCGAGGTTAACCACGGAGGGGTGGCATCTCGGTGTTTACGCCGCCTGTTTTTAGTGTCTGCGCGAACCCAAACGCCGTTCCGTTCTTTCCAATCCCGCTTGTACTGCGCCTTCTTGTGCAGGGGGGTTGTTTTAGCAGCCGCAATGACCTGCTCCCGATTGTCTGTGTACCAATCGTTTTTGCGGTCTTTCACATCCTCCCGCTGGTTGTATGCTGCAAAGTATGCCGCCCGAGTTGTAGCTGCTTTTTTCCACTCTTTCTCCAGACACATTAGGCAAGCGCCCTTTGTTTTTCGGGGGGCTATGTGGCCGTATTTGCAGGCTTCCCCAGTGAAATAGTACTCTGCTCCTGTAGCTTGGGCTTCCTTGCGGGTAGTTGGCAGATTCTTTGTGTCCATATGGGCTCCAGTCGTTTAGTAACAGGTAATGTACCATAAAACAAGCAACTGTCAACAGGCAAAGAAAAAGGCCCCGAAGGGCCTCAAAACTAAGGGTAAACCCTTGGTTTTAGGTAGAACCAGGGCTTCCGAAGATGCCAAGTGGGTCGCTCCAGCCGAAGCTGTAACGCTCACGGCTCTTGTAACGCACGTTACCGGTATCGAAGTCTCCATCCATTGAGTTTGCCAACGCTGCACGCTCAAAATGCTTCAGGCCGTTGGGCACATCGGTCATCAGGAACCATGCATTGGTATCAGTCAAGAAGTGGTTGATGCAATACCCTTGTGGGATAGAGCCGTTGTTCTTCAAGGCGTTGATATCGTTGTCGGCAGTGCCAACACGTAGATTGGTTTCCAGCAAGCGGGTTGCAGTGAACTGCAGTGCTGGCGGGATGACCAACTTCTTGGGCTGGGCTGCGATCAGCAAACCGCGCTCGTCCGTCCAAGCAGCGATCTGAATGACGGCGTTTTCCAACGAAGTCTCGTTCAAATCAGCGGCTGTGGCAGGGCGATTGCTGTTGGTTCCGCCAGACACCAGAGGGTGTGCAGTAGAGATCAAAGAAACCCCGTCACCGCCGACGTATGCGCTGCTAAAAGCGTTGTTCAGGACGGCAGCACCCTTGACCTGCTTGGTGTACGCCATTGCACGGGCCAGAGCCTTGGTGTAACGGGCAGACAGCGAGTCATACAGGTTGTCTTCAACAGCCTCTTCGGTGATGGAGAAGCCCAGAGCGATGGTCTCGTGGTTGTACCGAGCCGTGAACGCTTCCTGCGCATTGTCATAAGCAATGGCAGAGCCCTCGTTCTTGACTGGTGCAGCAGAGAAACCGGACAGCTTGGTCTCTTCTTCGAAAGAACGCTCCGACTTTTCAGTCTCATAAATTTCTTTATGTTCCTGTTGGTAGGTTGTGTACTCCAAACCAAACAGAGCATTCAGACCGGGAAGGAGTTCCTTCAGTAGTTGTGCGCGTGAAATTGCCATGATTGATGCTCCTTATGCGATGCTGGTGGCAGCGTAATACTGATGCTGACCAAAGTTGATCTTGACCAGAATCTCGGGGTACTGCATGAGCACGAGCGTAGAGCTAGCACCAAACGCAGCAGCGGGAGCTTGGTTCAAGATAAACGATGTCGCACCGGCAGAAGCGGCAGTATCAACGAAAGAACCCGAACTGATGTATTGCCCGTTCGAATCCAGCGAGCCAACATCAGTGCCAACTGGCAACGCGAACGGCAGAGCCGAACAGGTCACAGTCGCAGTAGAAATGCTGGTATAGGTCACAGTCCCCAGCGAAACAGCCGTGTCAGTCACCAAGCCCAGCACGCGAACGGGCAGAGCGGCGGTGGTGGCAGGGGTGTCACTTGGAGCCAAGATTGCGTTCTTGGAGTTGCCAGTCGCGGTGCTACCGGTGTTGTTGATCATAGCCAGATTCTGGCCGATCATGGCGCGAGCACCAGAAGCAACAGCAGTAGTGGCAGAACACACAACGCCCTTGAACACTTGGTCAGGATCGTCCGCAACAATCGCCACGATGTCGCCAGCAGCGGTACTAGCGGGGTAATACTGCGAGAAGGTCAACTGTTTGGTGAGCGGGTTGGTGTAACGGCAGCCCAAAAAGATGCCGGTTTGATTGCCTGCCGTGCCGGTAGACACAGACAAACGCACGATTTCACCACGAGACAGACCTACGTAATCACCGTAGAAGATTGCTGTGCCGTAGTTATTCGTCATGGGGTATTCACGAGTGGAACCCGCAAATACCTGACCTCCGATCAAATTGATCGGCTTTAGCCCGTAGGGGGCATCAATCACAGGATATGCCATAAAAAACTCCTAGTTATTTAGAACCGGAACCAAAGCCCTGTCCGCGACTGCTTGTAGACTTTCGGTCTGAAAACAGCGGCATACGAGGATCGTTGTTCCGCAGAAAACTGTTGTCCACTGACTCCATTTGATCAGATGCGTGCTTGTCGTAGTATTGCTTTCGGGCATCTGTGCGCTCGGATAGCTGCTTGCATAGCATCAGTCCACCGATTTCCACATTGCCGCTAGCGTTACTAGCAATCATCAGTTCAGGATGGTCCACTGCTTTTACTGGCTCCCAACCATCTCGCAGTTGGCGAGACACATTGGTGTGGTGTGCTGTTCCGTTTACATGCGTAGCAATCCAACGGAACGAGTACCCCGGTTCAGGAGTCGGCTCTGGCAGTGAAGAGGGCGGTACATAGACCGTCCGTGCATTTTTATCGCGTGAGGTCAAATCACGGGGGGTACGGGTATCAGCCATTTTGATTCTCCAGTTTAGCTACTTGAACAGCATATTGTTGAGGGGTCAATCCAAACTTTTTAGCCAACGCAACTTGCGTGGTTGTTAGCTGGACTTTCTTTGGCCCTGACGAACGAGTCGCAGAGGCCACAACAGATGAAGGTCGAGTGCTTCGTGCATCGCGCCCCCCAAATGCTTCGGGAAAGGTGCTCCGCATACGAGAATCAATACGTTCAAAATACTCGTCAGAGCGGGGGTCTACCCCCGAATTCACTAGCTTTTGGTGCAGCCCTAGTGAAAAGCTGGTTAATTCTTCGTTCCCCGGAGCGCCAAACCACTGGTTTTTTGCTTGCCAGCGCAAGGTTTTTTCGTCAGGTGTGACCGCTGCAGGTTCCGATTTTCGTATTTGTACATTATCTGAAGCCGTTTGTAAAGGGGCAGGCCTAAAATTCTGCGCTGAAATCATTTTCAGCTTGGCATCGGTCAGTGCTTCCTGTGCCGCAATGATAGCATCAGTGTCAAAAGACTCCTGTGCGGCCTTGTAGTTCCGCCGTGCTGTCTCAAGCTCGCCGCTGACCGCCTGTTTGACGGTTTCCGCGTACTGCTGAGCGCCATTATTGGCGTAGTTTTTTAACTGCCGGTTCTCATCCAGCAACTGTTGGGCAAGATTCTCAAGTTCTTGCTTTTCTCGGATGGTTGACTCCTTGGCACGGCGCTCGTCGTGGCGTGCGTGGGTCAATTCCTTGATTCGGCCCTTTACTTTGTCCGAATACGAGTTGATTTCCTCGTCGGTAGGGTCTTCAACAGGGCGGTCAAGGGCTTGCCGCCCCCTGTCTTGAACGGGGGTGTCATCTACGACCTCGATCTCGACTTCTGTGTCGTTTTCGCCCGCTTTTGCAGCAATTTCATCGGGAAATTCAAACTTTTCAGCCATTTTTTACTCCTTACGCACGGGTTAAACCGCGTGGGTCTTGCACAACAGCGTCTACTTGGTCATCGTTGAGCAGACGGAACTCTTTGCCGTAGATTTTGAAGCGTGTACCCGAGTAGGTACGCACCAAAACAAAGTCTCCGGCCTTACACCATGCACCACCGGGGAACTTGGCTTGATCTTTGTACGCATCAGGGCCAACTTTCACAACAAAGAGCACGGTGGTGGCGTGTTCTTCTTGCCGCATATAGGGGTCTGCTTTGACAATGCTGGAATTCTCAAAGGTTTTCTCTACATCAGGCACAACACACAGGAGTTTCCAACCCGTGGGGTCGGGCAACTGCGTGGCTTTCTCTTCTTGGGACGCATCCGCACTGGGGGTTTCCCTAGGTTGGATAGTTTTTGGCAAACTAATGCCGGGTGGCAAAATGAGGTTACTCATCGGCTCTTTCTGCTTTTTCAGCAAGGTCAATTAAATAACGCTCTGCGAGAGCTAGACCCTGAATAGTCCCGCAAAGTTTTTGATACTCTTCAAAGTTGCGACAGCTTCCCCCCGCCAAGTCGTCGGCGTAGTTGTTCATGTCGGTACGAATCTTTTCGCGCAGTACCCGCACAAAATCTTTAATCATGTTGGCTCTTTCGGTGTTTTAGCTTGTGCCGCCTGCGCCCTGCTCTTGGCAACATCAATGCCCATCCGGACCCCAGCCTCTTGTTGCTGCGCCGACAACTTTGCTTTGCTGTCCTGTATCTGCGCCCCGACCTTCATCCCGGCAAGCTGGCTCTGCAACTGCGCCTTCTGCTGCTCCAGTTTTATCTTGTCCGCTTGTGCAGTGGCGTCCACCATCAGCTTCTTCTCTTGCATAGCCGCCTGCTGCGCCATCTGTTGGTTTTTAGCCTGTAGCTGCTGCATGGCAATCTGGTTCTTCATCTGGGAGTCTTGGGCTTGCTGCTGCGCCTGCTGCATGGCCTGTTGATTCCGCATCTGCAAGTCCTGCTGCTTGATCTGCAACTCCTGCTGCTTGATCTGCAACTCCATCTGCTGCATTTGAATCAGCGGGTCTTGCTGGTTCTGTTGCGCCTGTTGCTGCGCGGCTTGGGCTTGGTTCTGCTGCAAAACCTGTTGCGCGGCTTGAGCCAACATGCCCGACAACGCCGTTTCCACTTCCGGTGGAAGCTTCTCGTCTTGCGGCGGCATGGGCATGCCCAGTTGCTGCTCGATCTGCTGCCGGTACTGGAAGCCCACGTGCTCGGCAATGTGCGCCATCATGGCAGCCTGAATAAGCGGTGCCTTGGGGCTTTGGCCGATCATCTGCGTTATCGACGGGTCTTGCATCATGGCTTGGTGCACCGCGATGTGCGACTTCTGATCTTGATACGAAAACGCCTTGACCGGCTCGCCCTTGATAATCATCATGTTCTCAGTCACCGGGTCTACCGGTTTCTGGTCATCAGGCAGCGGCACCAGCTTGTCGGCGTTCTTGATCCCCAAGACCTCCAGCATATTGCGGTGCAACTGCGGCAAGTCGTAGATATCAGGAGCCATCTGCGCCATCTGGATCACAGCTTGGTATTGGACAACCCTTTGGCTCATGGTGGCCGCATTGGGGTCGCTGACGGGGATCACATCCACATCGTCGTAGTCTTCCTTCTTGGCTTTCCTGTCCCCCACTTCGGGCTCGTACGGGTAGTCCGGGTCGGTGTAGTCTGCAATGATCCGGGCCAGCAGCTTGAGTTCTTGTTTGAACGCTGCGTGCACTCGGGCCTGCACTGCCGTCATCACTTTAAGCTGGCGCTCCAGCAAGGCCAGCGTTGTGCCCACGGGCGACTGCCCGGACATGTCGCTGATCTTCAGGTCTGCGGTGGCGGCAAACCTGCGGCCTTCTTCAACAATGTTTCCCAGCAGGGTGTAAAGAACTTGGCTGGGCTCCTTGTAGGGCAGCGGCAGAATGTTGTCCCGCATCACCCCAGAGCCGATGTCTACATCCCGCCACTCGCCGGGGGCGATGGGGGTGTCGTCGCCCTTAATTCGGAGCCCTCGGGTCTTGAGCCCGCCGGGGAGGTTGGAAAGTGTGCCCGCGTCCACGAGCTGTCGCATAATGCTGGTAGCCGACTTCGCGAACCCCCCGATGAGGTGGAAAAGGCCGAAGCCGTAAGCCCCAAAACCCGGAATGTATTGGTAGTGAACGAAGTGCTGTCGTTTGAGTCTAAGGTCGTCATCTTCTTCCCAGTTGCGGCGAATTGCCAAAACCTCGCCGGTGCCCTTGATCAATGTGACCACATACGGCAGCATGATCCCGGTTTCTTCGCCGTCTTTGTTGGTGTCCTCAAACCCTTTTAGGTCAAGGTCTGCATGAATTTCATACAGGGTAAATCGGTCATCGTTCAGGTCGCTGAATCCCGTCTCCTTGTCCTTGGCTTTCTCGATGTCGGTGGTTTCTTTGGTTGGGTCGCCGATGTCACATTCCCGGTAAAACCCAGCGGCCTGCAGCTTCAGTATCTCGTTCTTGGTCTTGTGCATCACGTGGGTGACGCGGTAGCAAGACTGGATGTCGGACGCCCCATAGGGCAGCAGGATGTCTTCCGCTGGGATAAATATAGAGGTCTGGCGTCCTAGGCTAGGGTCGTAGTAGACCTTCTTAAACGCTGATCCGGTGGCGGGGAGGCTCCACAGCATGCGCTCGTGCTCTGCCCTGAACTCAACCATCTTCTCCGTCAACTGCCAGTTCATGTCCTCCTGAACGCGAACCGCCGACTCTTTCTTCTCTTTGGTCTCTTTGCCTATGATCTTGGTCTTCACCGGGCCAGCAGCCGGGAAGGTCTCCGTGATGGTCTCGCTTTGGAAGCGAACCACGGCTTCTGTGATCATCGGGTGGAACACTCCGCAAGCGCCGTTCCACGGCTCGGTGCGCTCTTCGTACTGCAGGCCCAACAGCTTCAGACCTTCGGTGTAGGCTTTCTCCCAGTCCTTGCGCCCCGCTTTGTCGTTTTCGATCTCGGAAGTCAGGTCCGAGCCAAGAGACTGCAGCGCCCCGTCGTCCATCTCTTCTGCAAGGTTTGCAGAGAAGTTCGCGTCCTCTGCGGCATCGGGGTCAATCTCAAGCTCCATGCCGTCAATCCCAATCTTCACTGACTCCGGATCAACGATCTCTATCTCGATACCCTCGTCCCCCGTGTCGTCCAAACCCATAGGGGCTTGGTACAGCGCTTTGTCAATGTTGGTTGCCATTCGGTATCCTTAGTAGTATGCGGCTTGTCTGCTGCGCCTAAATATTCTAGGCTCGTCTTTCTCGTCGGAGTCTAACGAAATAAACCCGCCTTGGCGATAGCGCAGCAGCGCTTGGGTTGTTGTGTCCACGTAATCGTCATTCTCGCCGACGGGGAACGAGGCTATTTCCTCGATCACTTCCCGCGCCCAACGTGTGTCGGGTGCCCAGACCTTGCCCGAGGTGAACAGGTCCGCTACGGCGTTGAGCCGCACCATTTTATCGTTGCCCCGGCTGGGGCTGAATTCCTGCACGGGTATGCCCATTGCCCGCAGTTCTTGAATCAGTGGTCCACCGGCAGCTTTCTTCTCCACGATGAACGCATCGGGTTCCCACTCTTTCCAGTGCTTGAGCGCGACTTGTTTGAGTTCGGGAAACGTCATCCGATCTTTAAACGCGTCCAACAGAATCAACTGCGGGCTGTCGTTCTCCTCCGGGTTGTAGAACACCCCCCACGTTGTGCAGGCGCTGTAGTCCGAGGTGTTCTTTACCTCGTGGGCCGTATCCCAGCTCTGCAGTATGTAGTCGCACTTGGGGGGCTCATCGCCCTCCCACACCCGCCAGTGCTTGCGGGACACCAGCGCGGAGTTCTCGCTCGTCGGTTGCTGCATGTACTGGGCGTTCCAGTACCTCGGCTCAATGCTGGCCTTCGTCGCTTTCAGCGTTTCCAGTGGCCACTGCTCGGGCCAGAGCGACTTTTCGTTGTCCTCATCCTCGTTCAAGATGGCGGGCAACTCCACGATTTCCCACGGAAGTGAGTCGGGGTTTTTGGTCTGGTACGTTATTAAACGCCCGGTAAGGTCGAGAAGTGACCACCGCGTCATCACAATGATGATTGCCCCACCCGGCATCAAGCGCTGTAGGGGGCCGGTCTGAAACCACGACCACGCGGTGTCGAACGCCAGTCGGCTGTTGACCTTTACATCTTGTTCGGAATGGGGGTCATCGACGACAAACAAATCAGCCCCACGACCGGCAAGAGCACCACCAACACCAGCGGCGTAATACTGGCCACCGGCAGCAGTAGACCATTTTCCAGCAGCTTTTTGATCCGCTGCCACCCGCGTTTCAGGAAAAATAGCATGGTAGTCCTCAGAGTCGATTAGGTTTCGGACCCGCCGTCCAAAGTCTTCCGACAAGGACGCAGTGTGCGTGCCCATGATGATTTTCTTCTCAGGGTATTTACCTAAGAAGTAAGCAGGGAACAGGTATGAGCTGAACTCGGACTTGCCCATACGAGGTGCAATATTAATGATCACGCGTTTTTTCCCGCCCTCGATCACATCCGTAAAAATCTTGGCCAGCTTGCGGTGCTGGGGCCCGATTTTGAATCCGGGGTAGACCGCCGTGGCAAAACCCAGCATGTTGTTCTGCGCGGCCATAAGAGACGCCCGCTTCTCGCGGACCTCCAAGTCGTCAAACAACTCCATCTTGTCTTTGATCGACATCGTGGGCAGCGCCCGCATAAGCGCCTCTAGCTCTGGCTTGCTGAGCGTGGTTATTTTGTCAAGGTTCATTGACAAGAATGTCCTGCACATCAACTACGCCCATGAACCGGTTGAGCTTTTCCTTGATCCGCATGTCCAGCTCGTTGTCAGTCAGCTCTTCCTTCTTGATCTCGATCTTCTCGGTGAACAACCCGACCTCCGTCACCTTGCCGAGCAGTCCGAGCGCCTTGAGGCGGATGTTAGCGTTGGTGCTTTTGGTCTCTTCGACCAGTTGGGCGACGACATAGCCGCGCAGCTCCTTGGCTTGGTTCACAAACTCCCAGTCGTAGGCGGTCAGCATGCCTACCAAATGCTGCACTGCAGCAGGGGTTTTGACGTTGGCTACTGCGAGGGCTGTGTTTTCTGCGGGGGCGGCAGAGATGATGTTGGTGAAGGCCGTCTGCGCGGCTTTGGCGTCTAGGGGCCCCGCTATGGCGTCCGAATCCACCGCGCCAAGTTTTGTCAGCCAGTCGTTAGTGGCAATTTTGGCGTCAAGCAGTTGCTCTGGGCTCGCCCTTTCGGCGCTCAGTGCAGCGTGAGATGTGTGTTCAAACACCTCGGGGTCAAAATCTATCAGGTGATCTAACATGCGTAAGCCCTTGTAACTTGCAGCCTCGTTGAAGCTAGTATACACTCCGCCTCGGTGATTGTGCAGCTTCGCTGCCCATTTGCTTCTCCTCGTTCACCAAGTGAACTTAGCCCCGGCCCGCAAGGTTCCGGGGTTTTTTTTGCAGAAAATTTTTGAGGTGGGCTTTTCTACAGAAAGGGGGTGGGTCTGTATATATGTGCTTTTGGTTTTGCCTGTATACATGTGTTGGTAGGATTTTGTCTAGGGTTTTACAAAATGGGTTGTGTGGCTACGAAACAGTGTTTATAGCGGCAATGCGTCGCCACGTCAAAAAGGGGTGATGCCACCCCGGTGGGGGTCGCCGAAACGACCGAATATACCCCCATTTTCTACAATTTGGTTGTCGATTCGGTAGGGAATGGCTCTACCGGGAGACAAAACCGTGACACCGTGTCACACTTTGGAGAAAC